CCATTGAAGGCTTTTCTAGGCTATAAACCGAATAAGCCTGGTTTGTTAGGGGGTGATCTTTCGACTTCTAAATTTTCATTACCTATAGCCAAGGAGTTACCAGGTGTAGCTCTATATAAGAAGATGTTGGAACATACTGCATATAAACTGTCTAAGAGAAGTGCGAAAGCTAAGAGAGCACAACCGAATGCTATTAGAGATGCTATAACTCCATTTGTAACAATATATGTTTGCTTAACACGTATATGTCCAAAGTTCTATAATAGTGTAAAGCAAGTGTATTTAGATTCTTATGTCACACATGGAGCACAAGAAGAACTTAAAAAAGCTGATGACACTTGGGCTTATAAGGAATTGTATGAAATGCGTACAAATGATTTAATGGGTGTTTCAGAAGAACAAAAAGAGGACTTAAATAGAGCATCTCCTGATCGATTACCTAAGTTACTAAACAATAATCTCTTATATTGCCGTTGTGAGGAGCAGAAAACGTTTAGCTGTGGCTTTGCTATGTGTAGTAGAGTCGTCTTACTCCCGACGCATTTTGTCAAAGAATGTATGGGAAAAGTTGTTGAGGTCAGACGTTATAATAATAGCAAAATGTTTAGCGCTGTAAATTCTTGTTTTAGAATGATCCCATCATCTGAGAATATAGTTGAGGTACCCAATCAAGATATAACAGCTGTTATGGCTCCAAGCTTAGGTACTGCAAAAGATATAAAGAATCATCTTTTGACAGAGCCAATAGTACAATGTGGTCCATGGTGTGGCAAATTATATACGAAACAAGCGAATTGTGAGATACTTACCACGGATGTATCAAAGATGATTTATGATAGGTATTTGTCTAACCAAAGTGCAGAAGGAGTAAGTACTCTTAATATAGAAGGTTACAGATATCATGGTAAATGTTATAAAGGGATGTGTATGAGCCCCTTGTTTGATCGAAATATAAAGGCATCTAAAATTATGGGATTCCATATGGGAGGATCTGTTGATGGAGAACGTGGTATGGCATCTTGTTTTTTAGCAAGCCACTATGATTTTATAGTGTCTAGAATGCCACAAAAGTACCCTCCGATAGTTCCGCATTCGGGTAATTTCGATCAAAATTGTACGAAATATGGTAAGAACTATTTTTCTCCTGTTGTGAATAAGAAATCCCCACTTATCGGTTCAAAAGCAAGAGTTACTGCAATTGGCTCATACGATAAGAGAGTGCGTATGAAACCACAGTTTGAGTATACTTCTATTGGAATGGATTATGCAAAGATGAAAAATGTGTCTTATAACTGTGCTCCGATATTGGGCCCGCATGGAGATGACCCCAGGTATCCTGTAAAACATGTTTTAAATTGTTTATCAGGAGATGAACCTTTAATACCTGAAGATGCATTGAAGTGGGCAGTTGAGGATTATTTAGGAGGTATAATGTGTGCATTGAGAGAAGATGCTGATATTTGGAGAAAAGAGTTGCGTCCATTAGTTGGCATAGATGAAATAGTACGAGGTATACCAGGGAAAAAATATGTGAATAATATGAATTTGAGTACAGCTGTATGTCCAGAATTAGGAGGAAAAAAGAGGGATTTTGTTTCCATAGATGGTAAATCTGTCTTCATTGATCCTACTGTATATGATCATTATAAAAATATGAGGAAAAAATGTAGGAACGGAGAGAGGGTGCATGTGTTCTGGGCCGGATACCCTAAGATAGAGGTGGTCCCTCAGCGGAAAGTCGATGCAGGAAAAACTAGAGTATTTTTCGCTAGTGATATAGCTTTCCAGATGATTGTGAGAGAGTCATACTTAACTCTGTGTAGGTTCTTTTATACAATGCGAGAAGCTAGTGAGTGTGCGGTCGGTGTTAACCCGCACAGCCCTAGCTGGAACGAACTGTTAGGTATGTTGGACAAAATCCCTGGTGAAAACTATGTGGCTACTGATTTTAAGAATTTTGACTTGAGTTTACCTCCTGTGTTAATATATTATGTTTTTTACGTTCTACGTACTATACAGGAGTGGACAGGAAATTATAGCGAGGCAGACTTGATGCAAACGTATGTGATCTGTGAAGAATTAGTAAATTCTGTAGTAGTTATAAATGGAGATGTTATGGTTATCAATGGCGCCTTAATTTCTGGTACTAACTTGACTTCTTTGGTTGGTTCAATAGGAGACAGCATACTAATCAGGGTAGGTTTTTACCAGACTTTTAGGAATATTCCTAGACAATTAAACGTGAGTTTTCGCAGTAAGGTTAAGTTGGTGACGTTTGGGGATGACTTATTAGGAAAAGTTGCTAACTCACATAAAGAATTTAACGTTTCTAGAATAATAAAAGAACTCACCGCACTTGGGTTCGGAGTTACTAACTGTTGGAAGGATGACAGGGAAATTAAGTTTATGCGGTTGAGAGACGTTGACTTCTTGAAACGTAAGTTTGTTAAATTTAAGGAATATGGAATGTACGTTGGCCAATTGACGGAGGAGAGTATTTACAAGATGTTGGTTGGTGTCATTCCTAATAGGACTATTCATATTGATAAAATTACTGCTCAGAATGTTGATGCAGCTTTGATGGAATGGAGATATTACGGTCGAGAGAGATATGAGAAGGAAAGAGCTATTTTAGTGAGCTTGTGCAAATCAGCAAATATTTACGATATGTGTAATTTTATAGGGTATAATTATGATGAAATGTTAATAGCTTGGAAAGTAGCAAATGATATAGAAACAGGGGAAGCTCCTGTTTCTTTGGTAAATCATATATTAGAGTGGATTGAGATGTATCTAAAGAAGTCCGCACCTGGTTACCAAGAAGAGATGATTGAGGATAGTCACTTCTTAGGCGATGCGGATATGGATCCTCAAAAAGATGGTTGTGATACAACTCCTAAGAATTCAGAAAATAAAAATATATGTACTCAGCGTCAAGAGTTTGTTGACGAAGGGATGGATGTCCCGATTCTAGCTTATGAGAAGTTACATGAGCCCACACCTGTTTGTGGTTATGTAAAACAGGCGGGAGAGGAAGCACCCGTTAGTGGTGATAGTGCTATACCGAGTGGTAACTCGGTGGCACCGACCACGTTTGCTTCTGCAGAAGAGAATGTAGGTGTAGCGAATGTCCCTTATAATGATGTTGAAAATGTGGAGAGTTCTA